ATGATAAAAGCCCATACACATCCCCTATCATATCTCTGTACAGCTACATTTATTCTGTTCCTGTTGCCCCAGTCCATCCATGCCCAGACGGACATGACCCGTGAAGAGCGTATCAAAATTCTGGAGGCACTGAAAGAAAGCGATGCCATTCTGGAGAAGAGTATCTCAGGAAGCCAGCTACCGGAAACGCAACACTATATCGAAGGTTTTGATCTGCCGCCCCTTTCCGTATTTATGGATGCCGTCATAGAAAACGCCACTGTAAAGCGGGCACACTCCCAGGTAGAGCAGGTTAAGAACCAATACCGCATAGAAAAAAGAAACTGGTGGAATTACTTCCGGCTGAACGGAAATTATGCATACGGGCGTTACAACGTATTGAACGACAACAGCGATTCTTACAACGACTGGTATCAGTCCACCACAGCCAGTTCCCGGTACACCTTCAACGTAGGAGCCAGCTTCAGTGTAGGTCTCGGCGATTTATTCAACCGTCCGCTCCGGCTGAAGAACTATCGTTACAACATCGAGCAGCTTCAATACACGCAGGAAGAAGTAATGGAAGAACGGCGGCTCAAAGTGCTGGAAGCATATAACAATGTGACGGCGCAACTGGCAACCATCAAAGCCAAAGCGGAGAATGCCGCCCTCTACAACGCTCAGATGAAAATCTCGGAGAACAATTTTATACAAGGTAAAATAGACATCATCTCTCTTTTATGGGGCATAGAACGAAGCGGTTTTTTCAATGGTCGGGAAAAATGGGCGAAAGGTTTTGAAAACCAAAGGGTTTAGGCATGATCGGGAAAATGGGCTGAATATTTCGAAGCGGTTTTTCTCTTTACATGGCTTACATCTGCTTTACGTTTGAGGGGCTTTTCTTCGGATATTCGGGGGATTGCTTTACATCGGGCTTGCAGATGGGGCTAAAACGGCCTGGAAGGGTTTTATTTTCGGCTGTGTGGCCGTTTTATGGCTGGGTTGATGGATTTTGTTATATGATGGTGTGAACGGCTGTGTGGCCGTTTTTTTGTGCCTATTTTTAAAGATGTTGCCTTAAAATTCTTCCAAATAAGTATTATTTGGTATATTTGCAGCATAATAGAAACGAATATGGCAAAAGTGATTCATGTGCATTTGCTGCATAAAATAGACGGGACGAAGCAGAAAGATTGGTATTTCAGCAGTATATCGGCTGTTTATACGGTTCTGACGGCAGATCAGGTGGGGGCAACCAAGAATTACCTGCTTCATGCCGGGCTGTCTGGTAACGGCACAATATGCACGAAAAAGGCTATAATTAAGCAATCTACGCTCATCTCGGGTGGTAGTAAGGGAATGGTTAGAACGATATAATAGCGCCGTTAGAAAGGCTTGTAGGCGTTATTTCTTTGAATGCTGATTGGGGAGCTTATGGCTCCCTTTTTTTATGCCCCTACGGTTGGTTTTATTTGGTTAGGGGTTACTATTGGGGTTGCTGTTAGGGGTTACTACTTCTTTAAGTTAGGGGTTACTTTAGGGGTTACTTTTTCAGTTCTCAGAGGGTACGCCCGAAATAGGAAACTATGTTATAAATGAAAGCAAGTGCCGTTTTTCTCTGTTTTCAGAGAGGAAAAACGACACTTGTTTGTGTGATATACCTTATTATAATAAAATAAATCCTTTGATTTACAGTGTATTTACGAGTTTGCTTCAGGTAAATTCCTTCAAAAGTGTGTGCGTGCGTCCTTTTTTAGCCTTCTGTAGGAGGCATGCGTGTACCACTTAGAAGAACTTGCTGATACTTCCGATTACTTCAAAGACATTGATGATGCGTGATTTGTCGAATTCCTGTTCATCGTAGTCATTGGTGTTGATGGGGATGAAGCGCAGCTTGTCCGGATCCGGCGACCTGCGGAGGATTTTAATGGTGCGGATGGTATCCAACACCACTGCATAGATTTCGCCATATTGGATGTCGTTGAGTGTGCATTGGTGCAGGGCAATGATGTCGCCATGGTTTATTTTGGGTTCCATGGAGTGCCCGGTGACATTGCACCAAAGGCTGGCTTTTTCGAATCCCCTTATTACAATGTTGGTGGCAGGTATGTTTACCTGTGAATTAAACACTTCATCAAAGCCCCCGATAAAGTCCACATCGTAGTATGGTGTACCGATGGATGGGTTCATAGATGTGGTAGGCAGAGTCGAAGAATTTGCTTCGTCTATTGTTTTAATGCCGTTCAAATCATCTTTCAACATGCTTCCTGCACCAGTAAGTAACCAATCGGCAGATAATTCCGGATAGGCTAATAGAATTTTTTCAATATTCATTGAGCTCATGCCTTTGCCAGACACCTTTGCTTTCCCAATAAGCCCAACAGAAAGACCGGCATTAACAGTCATTTGATTGTCATTTATGCCCTTTTTCTCCATGAAATATTGAAGTCTTTCTATAAAATTCATATCCTTATATTGATTTTCTTCCATATTTAGTTTGATGTATTGAAATAATTCTATATATTTGCAGCGTGTTTAAGATGTAAACAGCGCGCCAAATATACAAAAAAGGCGTGTGATTAGCGAATTTTAAGGATTAAAGAAAATGAAAGCAAAAGTAATTATAGCTCAAGCAACAGCCGAGACCGCCGAAGCTCTTTACGGACTGGTCAAGAAGATGGTAGATACAACAGCAATCAAGGCTTATCCCAGTGTAGATTATCAGGCAGTTTTCTTTTCAGCTGATAGATACGACTTAGACTTTGTAAAAAGAGTATTGGCGGATAAGTGCTTTTCTTTCAAAATTGAAGATGCAGAATAATACAATAAAATAAGTGAGTTTATGACACAGCAAGAATTTATGGAACGGACGGGGATAACCCCTACAGCAGAGGATTTTGATTACATCCATGCGGTTTATCTGAACACTTCGATGAACAAGGATGAGTTCTGCAAAGATTTCAAGAAACACGGGGACAGCCGGATTATCCGCGAAGTCCATGTACGGGTGCTGAACTATGAGATGAAATGTGAACGGCAAAAGGAAGTTATCGGCAACCTGACCGACTTCCTGATAGGCAAGGCGCATGCGTATGACGATACCGATTTCCGCAATCAAGCGGTAAGGCTGGCCGGTGAGGTGGAAGTGGTGAAACGGACCATCGAATTGGGGCTTCCGCTTTGGGATGAAGACAGAAAGGTTGTCCTTTCGATGATAGAGGAACAAGGCAAATAGATTCAGGATAACCCAGCGTGACGACCCGGAAGGCGTTAAGAGACGGGTGACGGTGTGGAAAGACACACGGGAGTGCATGGTTCTTGCGCCGGGGTTCGATTCCCCGGACTCCCTCCAATATTAATCATTAAAATAAGTGAGATATGAACAAGAGGTACATTCACATTACGAAAGCTGACCGCGACTTTATCGCAAAGGCCCTCAACGTGACAGAGAAGACTGTTTATAACGCTATCCGGTTTGATGACCGTCGTGGTAACTCCGAACTTTCTGCAAAGATCCGTAAGTTGGCCATGGACCGTGGCGGTATTGTGATGGTTGTTATTCCGGAGGTGGAGGTTTTTCACGACTATGACAAAGTATCCCGCCTATATTGTCCCAATGGTGCTCTTATAGAGCTTGACCGCAAGGATGGTAGCGGCCAGGTAATATTCAAAGGAGAAACAGTGAAGACTTACGAGCATGTAATGGTTTCGGAAATTGACCACATAAAAGCGTTTGCATCTGCATTGAGATAGGAGGTGACTATGTTGGTGTATTACGGTAACATACAGTGTATTTCTGCACGCGAGCTCATAGATAAAGGCTATATCACCAAGTCCTGTTATGACAATTGGGTGAACCGTGGCCGTATCAAGGTTGTGCGCCGTGGTGGAGGTGCTGCTGGAAATTGCGCGTTGGTCGCCCTCAATAGTCTGCCTACCGATTGCCTGGAACGGGTGAAGGAAGACAACCCCGGAGGAACAGAGCAGGCACTTCGCCACTGGATACTATCAAACTATGTGCTGGACCAGGCTGCAGTAGCTTATTTCTTGGATTGGGCTGCCCATTCTTCCAGCAACAGAGCTACAGACGAACTTGCCCGGAAATATGCGGTGAATGCTTCAGTTCTGAATACTTGTATCAAGCTTTATAACAGAAGCAATGATTACCGTAAACTGATGGGTGAAAAATATAACTGGGACATGATGGCCACCACCATCGAGACCCTACGCGAAGACTTTGGTCATGACCTTCCTGCCAGTACACTGCGCTTCCGCAAGAAAGTGAACGAATATAAGCAATACGGTTATGAATGTTTGATAACCGGAAAATTCGGCAATCAGAACAAGCGGAAGGTAACTCACATGGACGAACGCCTGGTGATGAGTTTGAAAGTACTTCCCAACCAACCATACGGCAGCGATGTGCATGAAATGTATCTGTCATTTGTATGCGGTGAGCTGGAAGTATGGGATCTGGAAACAGGAGAGATATTCAACCCGGAAAACTTTACGGACAAGAACGGGGAGCCGAAAGAACTGAGCGAAAGCACTATCCGGAACATTCTGAACAACCCGGCAAACCAGCTGCTGATAGAGAAAGCCTTGCGTGGGCGTATGGAGTTCTATCATGAGCAAATGCCTCACATGCATCGCCATGGCGGTGATTTTTCTCTGTCACAAATTACGATGGATGACGTGGATTTGCCGCGCCGAATGAAGGGCGGTGAGTATGTGCATGCTTATTATGCCTATGATGTGGTGAGCCAGTGCCGTATCGGGCTGGCCTACGGGCGAGATAAGGATGATGCTTTGGTAGTGGACTGTTTCCGTGATATGTTCCGGTTCATCGAACGCAACGGATGGGGTATTCCAGCCGGTATTGAGGTGGAGCAGCACTTGATGAGCAAGTATAAAGAAGGATTCCTAAAGGCAGGTGAGGTATTTAAGTTTGTGCATTTCTGTGCTCCACAGAACTCACAGGAGAAATATTCTGAAGTTCTGAACGGTGTGTTCAAGACAACCATAGCACATAAGAACCATGAAGGCATTGGTCGCTGGTATGGTAAGGGTGCACGGCGGGTGGATCAGAAGAAAGTGAGCGACAGCAGTAACCACACCTGGGAAGACAGAAAGTATTATACGTTTGAAGAGCTTGTGGCGGATGACCGTCGCGATTGTGAAGAATGGAACAATACGCTTCACCCCAATCAAAAGAAATATCCCGGAATGACCCGTTGGGATGTGCTTGTAGCCAAAATCAATCCGACCCTTCGACCGCTTGATAAATTGACTTTGAGCAGATATATCGGGGAAAAGGTAGAGACCAGTATTCGTAGAAATTCCACAGTACGTGTGGCAAATGCAGATTGGTGGCTGAGCGGCCCGGAAGTGCTGGAGCAGCTGGAATCAAACAACCGCAAGGTGACGGCCTACTACCTGCCGGATGAAGAGGGCAAGCCTACGGATGTCTTCCTGTTCCAGAACGACCGCTACCTTGACAAGGTTCGTCCAGTAGTGACTTACAACCGGGTGATGGCAGAACAGACCGAAGAAGACCGGGCTGCCTATACAGAGCAGGCTAAGATTGTAAGTCATTTCAGCAAATACCTCAATGACCATGCCATCGGCAAGGTGGGCACTGGTACACTGGATCAGCCAACAGATGACCCGGAAGAGGAACTGGAACTTCCCCCGGTGGAGCTATCCAATGATTTGCCAGCCGAATTGTCGGCAGATCCGGAATCAGATTATGAATGGCACTCCGGAATAAGCGAGGCAATGAGGGCCATCAGTGACATGTAAGAATAGAATTAGAACAACATTAAAACAGCGTTAGAATTATGATTACAGAAGCGCAAAAACAGAAGATTTTAGCAGCGATAGCCGCCAACCGTGCGAACTATCCCAGTGATGCCAAGCATGCTGCCTCTTTAGCCATCAGTACATCTGTGTACAGTGCAATCAAGAACGGACAGACAGACAAAGCCCTGAGCGATGCCAACTGGATAAGCATTGCCCGTAAATTAGGGGTGAACCTCCGTGGTGAAATGGAATGGAAAGCAGCCAAGACCCCGACCTTTGAATATATAACTGCCCAGCTGGAGTTCTCACAGCAGTCCAGCCTGTCGGGCATCCTGTGCGACATGCCCAATATCGGCAAGACTTTCACGGCACGTTATTATGTGCAAAGCCACAAGAATGCCGTTTATATCGACTGCTCGCAGGTAAAGACAAAATTGAAGTTGGTACGCAAGATTGCTGCAGAGTTTGGTGTGGACAGCAAGGGGAAGTATTCTGATGTGTATGAAGACCTGGTATATTACCTCCGTTCGATGGAAACCCCGCTTATCATCCTCGATGAAGCAGGCGACCTGCAGTATGAAGCTTTCCTGGAACTGAAGGCCTTATGGAATGCCACTGAGCGCTGCTGCGCCTGGTATATGATGGGGGCAGACGGATTGAAAGAGAAAATCAACCGGTCCATAGAATGTAAGAAGGTGGGCTATACCGAAATGTTGAGCCGTTATGGTGACCGGTACAGCAAGGTGACTCCGGATGATGGAAAGGAGCGCGAACAGTTCTTGAACAACCAGGCACGTATTGTAGCCAAGGTAAATGCTCCTGCGGGGGCTGATATAGCCCAGATTGTACGGAAGACACGCGGTGGTTTGAGAAGAGTCTATACCGAGATTGAGAAACTTAAAATGACAGCGGAATAATGAAGCGTGCGTACAGTCCGAAGGAAATAGCCGCCAAGAAATGGGTTACTCTGCCGTGGGATGAGAAATGGAGCAAACCTTTCGGGTTCCCGGCAGAGAACGCTTCGTGGTTCATCAGCGGTGCCAGTGCCAGTGGGAAAAGCAGCTTTGTGATGCAACTTGGAAAGGAACTGTGCAACTATGGGACGGTGCTGTACATGAGTTACGAAGAGAAAATCAACCAAAGCTTCCAACGGCGTATGGGTTATCTGAAGATGAATGAGGTGCAGGGTAAATTTCGTGTGGTGACAGAAGGCAGTCTGGAGGAAGTGATTGCCAGACTGAAAAAACCGAAAAGCCCGAAGTTTATCATCATCGATTCCTTTCAGGTGGCCGGATGGGATTATCCGCAGGCTGTGGAACTGATGGAAACCTTTCCGAAGAAATGTTTCATCTGGATCAGCCAGGAAAAGAAAAGCCAGCCGATGGGTGGCGGTGCAGTAAGATTGAAATATATCTGTGATATGAAGATTCGGGTGGTCGGTTATAAAGCTTATTGTCAAGGACGCGCCATTGGAGACCCGGGAAGCTATTATGTGGTATGGGAAGACGGAATCATTCAAACAAGTAATAATTTACCAAAATGATTATGGATAATAACGAGAAGGCTTTTGAAAGCTACACCGGAACTGAAGTGTTCCAGATACTGCTGGACGGAAATTCCAGCCGGTCCGTATTGGATGACTGGCTGGAGCGAAACATCCAAAGCGACTTAAAAGTGAGAAGAGCGAAAACGCCCGGTCATGTCGTAATAGAAACGGGTGATGTCTTGTTTGCACGTAATGTGCTGATATGGAATCCAAGTTGTAAAGTAAACATTAAAAAGATTTGAAGTGATGGAAAAGAAAGAAGAAAAGAAAGTGTGCTGCATCTGCGGCAAAGAGTATGAGGGCTACGGATACAATCCGTTCCCGGTGAAAGAAGAAGGCTGCTGCTGCCAATCGTGCAACTACAGTGTGGTCGTT